GTTAATGAGATGTCCGATTGAAGTTAAAGAGTCAAGAGATGAATATTTTGCTAATTTAACTAACGATCAACAAAAATCAGTTGACAACGATCTTATGAGGGAAGAGCACCCCTCCATGCCAATTTCACAAGATAGGCAGTCTCGGGTAGAATTTGGTGGAAACAAAAAATCTTAATGAGTAAGATCTATGTTTTACCAATCTTGTCTAAAGGAGACAAATTATGGCTAATATAGATGCAGCTTTTGGTCTTCGTCCATACGAAAGATCAGGCTCAAATTATAATAACCAAGGCGTTAATGCGTATCCTATTAATTTCGACGGCTCAAGCAGTGGAACAACAAGTTTGATTTGGACTGGAACTCCAGTCATCCCTCTAGCTAGCGGATTAATAGATGTACCTGGCGCTGCGGCAGGCGGTACTGTACCTTTGTTAGGTGTCTTCATGGGTTGCAAATACATTGCAACTGATGGAACTCCAACATGGGCACCATACTATCCTGGATATGCGGCAATCAAGCCGTCAACAGAAGCTATAGCTTATGTAGCAGATAACCCTCACGCATTATTCGTTATTAACAGTAACGGAGCAATGCCTGATTCTAATCTGTTTATTAATGCTAACTTCGCAACAGCAATTACTGGAAACAATACTTCTGGTTTCTCTTTAGGAGAACTAGATGTAGCAACAGCTAATACTACTGCTTCATTAAATATGAAAGTTGTAGGATTTGATGATGAAGCTTCCGTAAATGCAGGCGCAGTTGATAAAACTGCAGCAGGTCGATTAGCGATCGTAAAACTCAACGTTCATTTCATGGACTCAACCGCAGGAATATAGGAGATAGGATATGGCTATTAATAGAGCACAGCTTGCCAAAGAACTAGAACCTGGTTTAAACGCCCTGTTCGGTTTGGAGTACGCACGCTACGAAAACGAAGCTGCTCAAATTTTTGAGCAAGAAACAAGTGATAGAGCTTTTGAAGAAGAAGTTATGTTAGTTGGATTCGGACAAGCAAATGTAAAAGCAGAAGGATCAGCAGTTGGTTTCGATACCGCTTCTGAATCTTTTACTGCTAGATACACTCATGACACAATCGCTTTAGCGTTTGCATTAACTGAGGAAGCTGTCGAAGATAACTTGTATGATACTTTATCTGCTCGTTACACAAAAGCCCTAGCAAGATCTATGGCTTACACGAAACAAGTAAGAGGCGCTAACGTATTAAATAATGCGTTTGCAGTCACTGGTGGAGACGGAGTTACTTTAGCTAACGTCGCTCACCCAACAGCACTTGGTGGTACCTTCTCAAACAGAAGTGCTACTGACGCTGACCTTACTGATGTTTCATTAGAACAAGCGATGATTGACATTGCTGGTTTTATCGACGAAAGAGGGTTAAAAATTGCAATGAAAGGACAGAAATTAATTATTCCTGTTAACATTCAATTTGTAGCTGATAGGATCTTAGAATCCACACTCAGAGTTGGTACTGCTGACAATGACATTAACGCTCTGAAAAACATGGGTATGCTACCAGGTGGTTACACAGTTAACCATTATCTAACAGATACGGATGCATATTTCATTAAAACAGATTGTCCTAATGGATTTAAACACTTCACAAGAGCTGCCCTTGCTACTGGCATGGAAGGCGATTTTGATACAGGAAACATGAGATACAAAGCAAGAGAGAGATATAGCTTTGGTTACTCAGATCCTAGAGCTGTTTACGCATCACAAGGTTCGTAAAAAATACTGGATCCTCCCAGATCAAAGAAGGCGCTTGTAAGAGCGCCTTTTTTGTTTTAAAATACAATTTACTCAAGACTTAACAGACAACTAAAAGGAGGTTGACATGGGTACAACTACATTTTCTGGTCCTATAAAGGCTGGAACAATTAAAGAAACTACAGGTACTACGGTTGGTACTGATATGAAAAATACGGGTCAGGTTGTAATGGCACAAACGCATGCTATTAATTTAGCTGGCGGTGCACTTGCGGCAGTCGCATCTAATGTAATAATTCCAGCAAATTCACAAATTATTGATTGTGTTTTTGACATTATTACAGCAGCAAATACTACTACTAACATTAGTGTTGGTTTTGTTGGTGGCGCAGCTACTGCTCTTGTAAACGCTTATACAATTGGAACAACTGCAGGCAGACAATATCCAACAACAAAAGCAGGTGGCGCACTTGCATGGGAAGACATTGGAACTTCTGATCAAAGACTTAACTTTACTAA